AAGGTCATTAAACATATTTCCAAAATCAGTGAAAAATCCGCCCATATACTCCATAACTTGATCAAAGTTCTTGATTAGTCCATATATCGCCCCGCCCAAAGCGACCACACCCAATATAATCGCACCTATTGGATTTGCTATCATTGCTGCGGTAACAAAATTTACCGCTGTTCCAAAGGCTGTCATTGCTGCTCCAGCAACTCCCGAGGCTACACTGAGTATCTTGAGGGCGATTGCTTTTGTCCCTAGGGCAATTGCCAAAGCAGTTTCTTTTACTATCTGGGTAGTAGTAAATAATAATCCCTTTTCTTGTTGGTAATTATACACTTGATAAGCCGCCGTAGCAAACAACAATGCTCCTCCGACTAACTTAATATTTTCAGCAAGAAAGTTGAAAACACTTATTAGTGGCTCAAGCCCTGCTGATATACTTTTAAGACTTTCGTTGAGTTTATCCATAGCACTATTGGCCTTAACTGCCATTTCTTCGAGAGGATTTTCTTTAGCCAATGCTTGTTGAGAGTCCATATTTCCATCAATAACTTGCTGAAGGGTTCCGAGTTCCAATCCCAGTTCAGATGCCAACATCTTTTGCTGAAAGAAAGGCATATCAGAAAGTGTTTTTCCCGCTGCTTGAAAACCGCTTCTCAGCATATCAAGTTGTGCGGCTGGACCTTCTGCTGCTGCCATTGTTAAATCAAACGCATTAACAAAAGAACCACCAAGAGAAAGATTAACGGCAGCAACGGCTGATGCTGACTCTGAAAAGGTATCTAAACCATCTGATAAAGCAAATAAAGTGTTTCCAAGATCATCAACAGTCATACCAAGACTCTTGGCAGTTTTTGCTGTTTTCATAAAGATTTCTGGACCTTGGCGACCAAAAGCAGCCAATCTTGGAGATAGATTTCTAAATGCATCATTTAATTGTTGCGGAGGTATACCTATTGAAGCCCCTGTCTCAGTCATTGTTCTGATTACATTTTCCGCTTCACTTACTCCCATACCTAACTGAGAAACAAGGAAGTTGAAGTTTTCGCCAGATGTAGAGGCACTAACGCCGAGTTCTTGAAGAACAGCAGTAGTCCCTGCTACTCGATTTCTTACTTCTTTACTTAAGTTACTAAAAGCACCAAAACTGAGATATAACTCCTGATTTGCTGCCGCTGATTCCTGAAGGCTGACACCAAATTGAACATTCTCTCTAAATACATCTTCTATAGAGCCAGCAAATTCTCTTGATGCGCCTGTGGCTCCAACAAAACTTGCTTGTAGTTCATCTAAAGCGACAGCAGTTTGAATTGAATTAGAAATCAAAAACTGTAATGCATTTGCTGGTCCGAATGTTGCTGCCATTTCTTTACCGATGGAAGTTACCACACTCTTAAGACCTTCTCCTGATTTTGCTGCTTTAAGAAAGTTCCCAGTTAGAGTGTTATTTAAATCTCTCTGGAAGCCAACCATCTTAGAAAGGTTATCTACAAGTCCTTTACCGACGTTTATACCTGCTTGTTTGGCGTCTGCTATTTTTAGTTGTATCGCTAATTCTTCGTTTAATAGCCGTATTCTTTCTTCTGCTTGCTTTTTTGCTTCTTCATCATCTCCTGCGAGATCATCTTGAAGTTTTTTTATTTTTTTTAATAAGTCAATCTTTCGTTGTTGTGCCTGAATATCTTCTACGCTTGCCGTTTTGCTATCTTGTAGGCGTTCGAGCCTTGCGTTTTCTATACCAAGGAGTTTCTCATTTTCTTCTCTTGAAGTTTGAAGATATTCTAAAGTTATGGCATATTGTTCTCTTTGTTGAACCAATATATTTCTTTCTGTTTCAAGTTTATCAACAGATTCACCACGCAATCGTGCCTTCTTCGCTTCGTATTCTACTTCCTTTGCGAGTTCTTTGTTGATTTCCTGTATAGTTTCTAACTCTTCTGTTCTATCTGCCATAGATTAGTTCTCACTTAAAGGGCCACTTTATTCCTGTTTCTCTTTCAAAGTTGGCGAGTGCTCTTTCGAGTTTGTGCCTGTTGTTCATTGTTCTTGGATCAGTCAATCCGTGTCTCTCAAACGACTGAAGATATCTTTTTTCATTTCCAAGTGCTCTTGCAAAACTTGACATTTGATTTTGAGTTCCTCTAAACCTTGCAGGAATCAAAGATCCCCCGAACATCATTTTAAGTAAGAGTTCAATCTGACCCCCTAATGCTCTCAAGTATCCTTCGTCAATCGTCTTGGGATTTAAATTAATCTCAATTGATGCGAGTTGTTCTTCATTTATATTAGACATTTGTAACTCCTCCGAGTATAAATAGTTGTAAATAGTAAAAAAAAAGACCAAAAACATCTTTGGTCTTCGGTCTTATCGTCTACCTTTTTTAGTAGCCTTATCCATTTGTTCTTTTTCTTTTTCAAATTGCTTTGCCAATCTCTCCAAAAACCATCTTCTTAAAACGATTGGCAGACTGTATGCTTCAATAAAACTCCAACCACCGAAATGCTTTAGTTGGAATATCTCTTCATACACTCCTTCAATGTATTCATCGCTTAGGCCAAAAAAATTCAGTGGTAAACGGCACCTCCATTTCTTGCTCGTAACCACAATCTCCGCACTCAAAATGTTGGGCAAGGTCAACACTTGGCATTGCGTCTTGATAAGCGAATCTCAAGTGACGAGAATCAATCGCTGGCATATTCTGAATAAAGTTTGCAATGGTTCCTTGATTTGTTTCACCATTAACCGAGACAACATAGAGCATCATCTGGTCTGTCAAACTCATTTCTGGAAGTTTGTTCTTTTGTCTCATACTGTTTGTTTTCAAGATTGTCTTTTCATCTTTCCCAGAAAGAGGACGAACTTCAACATTTACTCCAGTTTTTGGGAGACTTACAAGGAAGGTTCCGTTTTCTGTCTGTTGTGCGAAGGTTGTATCAGATCCTCTTTCATAAGACTCTTCTAAGGCTTCTTCTAAGTCAAAAGTATGATCTGACACAGAACCACAAGAAGGGCAAGGAATTTTTGTGTTATAGTCTGCTCCATAACCTGAAATCCTTGTTGCGATTAGAATAGCGTTTTTATCCCCGATTAGAAGATCGTCAACATTAATGGACTTGTCAACAATAACGCTTTGAAGCAGCCTATCCAAAACAACACCCTTTTTAATCAAAGAACGATTAACAAGAATATCTTCATCTTTTGCTGTCATATATCTGATTTCTACAGTTTCAAGATTGTGTAAAGGATGACCTTCTGGATAAAACTGACCCTTAGAAGGCAACTCCACCATTTCTGTTGGTGTTGCAAAATCTAAAGGGTTTGTTTGGGTTGCGGTTGCGCCAGTTGAAGTGTCTGGCTCTGCGGATCCGAAACGATCCTGATTATTTCTGGTGCTCATTAAAACCTCATTGAGTTAAGTTTTGTATGCATTATATGATAAGATTTATGATTTGTAAAGTATTTTATTAGTTGCCCGGACGATATTGAGAAACGGATGCAGCAAGTGCCGGATCTTCAATTGATCCTTGGGTTGCTTCATATTTGACAAAATCGTAACGCATTTCAACTGTGATGTTCATCAAATCTTCTGAACCATAGTCAAAATCGCCCATTTCAACATTTTTGACCCAAGCATTAATCAAAGTGAACTTTTCAATATCTTTTCCTTGGTCGTCAAGTGTAACGATTTCTGGAGTTTGAAGAGCATTGATTGCCTCTGCTTTTGAAATAGTCTCAAGATTATTTACTGCTGGGAGTCTATAACCACTTTGTGAAAGAAGAGCCAAGGCGTAACCTGTTGCGTTTGGAGTAATAGGATCAACCATTGTAAAGGAAACAGTATTGTATTCAACCCTTCCCGGATAGTAGAAAGTATGGTTTAAATACTGATGTTGTGTTTCAGATACTGTCAAAGAAGGTCTGTTGACCTTTGTAATGACCCACTGATCAATCCCTCTTAATCTGAGAACGAATCTATATGCTCTTTTTGGTTGTGGAGCGTTAGCCCAAAATTTCTTATCTGCCATCGTTTTAGGTTTCCTTTGTAATAGTTTCCTTTATAGTAAATAGTTAGTTCCTATTTTTTAATCTTCAAATCCTGCGCCAGAGTTTGTGATTACGAAATCGATTGCGAAGAACTCAACAGCCTTGGTTGGCTTCAAGAAGATCTTTGCGTAAATCGTATTTCTATCAATCATCTCTGCCGTTGTTGTTGTATCATCAAGGATAACACGGAAAGCATCCAATCCATAGTTGTTCTTAATGTTATCCAAGAAAGGATTAACTTGACCAGTAAATCTTGCCCAAGTTGCCTCTACGTTAGGCTCAAACAACAAGTTTGCTGCGATTCTTGAGATTTCTTTCTTTACATAAATCATCAATCTTCTTACGTTGATTCTATCCAATGCCGATGGAGTAACCTGAAGAGTCTTTTGACCGAAGATTACAATTCCTTCGCTTGGGAAAGAAGCAATAGGGTTGACGTTTCTTTCATACAAGAAGTCTCTTTCTTTAGAAGTAAGTCTGCTTCTTACGTTAGTTACTGGAAGACCAGCCGCACCGTCAGTCAAGCCACCTCTGTTGAAACCAGCAGGGGCAAACCAGAGAGCAGATTGCTTCTCAGAGTAAGACATTGCTCCAAGTGCTGCGATTGAAGGTGGTGCCCAGATTCCACGACCGCTGACTGTATCAGAGATGCGAACCCAAGGATAGTATGTTGCGCCATAACTTGAGTTAAGGTTACGAAGTTCCATATTTTGTCCAACTTCAGCAACGTGTTGTGATACGCCGCCCAGACCTGTTCCAGCGGTGATTCTCAATTCTTCACTGTCGAAGTTTTCAGAAGAAGGTAAGTATCCGCCTTTTGGGTCCATAAGCATCAAAGCATCACCTCTTGCTTCACAAATGCGAAGACCGTGAGTTGTCAAACCTTGGTTAACGACACCCGGAACAGCCAAGATGTTTCCTTCAATGAACTCTGGATCAGCAAACATATCGATTGCTTTCTTTACAGTGTAGAACATAGCCTGTCCTTCTTCTGTTGAAGCATCTGGGAGTGCTCTTGTTTGGTTAAAAGGCTCTTCTTCGGTAATGTCAAATCCGTTAAATCCACCGAACATTGGTGAAGTAAATCTATCGTATCCTCTGTCAATAATACCTTTGTAAGAACCAGATCTCGCAGTAACAGAATCTCCTTGCGCTCTTGATCCAGAACGATAGAATACAGTATTCTTTGTGTTAAACTTGAATACCAAGTCATCCAATGAGAAGTACCAAGAAGTCTTGGTGTTATTTGCAGATGGAGCAAAAGTTCCTCCGTTTGCAAGTGGGTATACCAAATCAACCATACTTGGTTCATATACAGTTGATCCGCTTGATCTTGTGTATTGAGCACCGAAGTATGCTTCAGTTGGATCGGAAAGATCTCCATCAGAAGAACTTACACGAAGTGGAACTGTTGGATGTTTAACAGATCCAGTGAACTGAGCAACTCTATCTTCAGAGATTGCTATAGCAGCGGCTGAAATGATTCCAAAAGAGTTATCTCCGACTCTTTGATCAGCATTGAAAATACCATTAGAGCCAGTTCCAGCAGTAAGAGGGCTTGTAACAGTCCCTGCTGCATTAGCAATAGAACCAGTTCCAGCAGTTGCTCCAGCATCAACAAGTGTGATATCCGAAAGGGTGATTGGTCCTTCTACACCGAAAGGAAGCAACTCTGGGTTTGTCTGTGCTGTATCAACAGCATTTGCCATTTCAACACGAACAATCTTAGATCTGTTTGGGTAAGTTCCATATTCAACCAAACGTCTTTGATCTGCATTCCATTGGTAATATTTGTCACCAACTTGGGCTGCGATATAGTTTGGAGAGTTTGGATCTAAACTAAGACCAGCAAATCTTTCAACATATACTTTAGCATTGTCTGTATCTTGAGCATCTCTAATAGCCAAGGTAAATGTTCCATATGGACTATTGTCATTCTTGGAGTATTTAATATCTTCAATAGAAATCTTGAATTTTCTTTGGATTTCTTCACCAGAACTTAAACCGTGAACTTTGAACAATCTTGTAACTGTGTTCAAATTTTCTGGGTTGTATGCTGGACTGAGGACGTTATCACCGATTGTTGCGGAACCTGCTGTATTTCTCAAGTCTTGTGAGAAAAACCATCCAGTTCTTGGTTGACGGGTAGCGAACTTAAAATCACCTCCGTTGGCAATATCTGTAGATGCTCTACCAATTCTAACGATGATACCGTAAGCATCACTGCTTGTGATTGTTTCCGCAACTGCTCTTTCATATGTTTGACCCAACCAGTAAGTTGTAGCGTTTGCGGCTGCTGAATCAACGATGCTACTATTTGTGAAGGTTGGATTCGTATTGAATACCTTACGAATATAGTTTTGTGAAGACTGATCAAAGTTAAATGCTGTTGATTTAACAACCGCACTTGTATTATCGAGAACAACTGCTCCAAATGTTTTGCTTGCTCCATTAACCAATACACAAGATGATGTTGTTGTATTTTCAAGAGTTCCGTCAATATCGCCAGCGACCGCACCACGAATGGTTCCAGACAAGGCAATAGATCCTTCTGTTGTGTAGAAAATGGCAGCAAGGGTTCCATTAACCGCTTCAATATCGCCAGAATCCCCAGCATTAGAAGCGGAGTTGAATAAGTACAAACCGTATGCTCCACCACCAACTGCCGGATCTGTATTGGCTGATTTCCAACCTGCTTTACCAGCATCAGTTCCATCATTATCTGGAGATTGATCTCCAAGGAGACGAATAAATGTAAGGGAGTTGTTGTTCTTTAACCACGCTTGAGCAGCATAAGCGGCAAAAGTAGGAGCAGTCGGAACTCCATTTCTCCATAAGTCACTTGCTTCTCCACCAGCAACTGGATTTCCAAAAATGGTTACAAACTCAGAAAAAGAATCAACTTTTACTGGCTGCATTGCCGGACCTCTACGGGAACGACCGATTACGAGAGGTCCGATTGCCTCTGGTGTCTTAGGGAGTTGTGAGTTATCAATTTCCTCAACGTGAACTCCGGGTGAAACAAACTTAAAATCTTTTGCCGACATTTTATTCTATTCTCCTTTGAAACGTCCAATATTCTTGACGAATTTATTTCTCTAATAAATAGTGTTTCTTTTTTCCAAAGTCCAAAATTATTCTCTATACTTACCATCCACTGCTGTATTTGACCTGTTTGTTATTCCATCACCACTTACAGACAAAGGATCGTCGTATACAACGTGTTCTCTTGGGATCTTTACTTCAACGGCGTTTTCTCTAATAGAGAACTTTGGTGTGTCTTGGTTATTTCCTTCTCCTATTAAGTATCCTAATACTTTTAAATCAACTTTTGTTTCAAATCTTCTTTCTTCTGTTGTCATCTCTGAAAGATTATTGTTAAGACTATAATCTCCTTGGACAAATGTCTCATAGCGATGACCTTCTCTTTCAATCATAAAACTGTTGATTGTTCCCGGTCTTGTTATAAAAGGTTGCATTAGTTCGTTCATCTGCTGCTGATACTCTGTTCTCAATGTAATTGAATAGGTAATCTCAACATAAACAATAGGCGGAATAGAAATATATTCATAGACAACTTTGCTTGTTGATTGTCTAACAAAGTTAGGTCCGACCCTGTTGTTGTATTTTTTATTAGCATCTGCATTTGCAAAGTTAGAAGTCTTGTCTTGCTTTATTCTTCTCGCAATAACAAGAGAGCCACCTTTTTCTGGTTGACTTTGTATTGGGAACTGATCTCCATAAAAGGCTCCTCTTGTGTTGAGATCTTTTACAATAGCAGTTCTTTCAATAGTGATAACAGGCAATATAATCATACCTTCGTTATCTCTATAGGTTTCGTTATTCTTAATCTGAAATGATCTCTCGGAAGAAACCCAAACAACAGGTGTTTTCTTCCATCCTGTATTTGTGGTTGAGTGAAGATCCAACTTCTCATTGACATAATCATAGATTGCATAATCAATCGTCTCAAATGTTGAAGGCGAGAAATGCAGATCATCATCATATCTACTGGCTTTTTCAGATGGTATACCTGTATATCTGTTATCAATAGCCATTGAACGTTCCTTTTCTTGCTCTCTTACAAGTAGCCATTATTTCCATTTTATGTTCCACTTGACCAAATATTTGCCTTGGCTCGTTTAAGGTTACGATTTCATAGTGGAACTGACCGTATAAAACAAAGTCACCTTCTCTTACAAACAAATTTTGATCTTCGGTTAATCTTCGCTTGTGGAAGTAAATGTTAATACTTGATTCTTTATCTACTCCCATATTTGCTGTGCTTGTTTCTTGACCTTCCCAGCCAATCAAAGCATAAACTCTAATAGGCGGCAAAAAAGTCTTATTTATACTTTCACCATATAAAGGATGAAAGTTAGTTTTTTCAAGACTTATAGGATAATAAAGGATTGTTTGACCTATGACCCTCTCAATGATCTCATCATTGATCTGCTTGACGAGATTGCGCTCTTTCTCCCCAGTAAATAAGGGAGGAGGAGGTGCTTCGGGTTGTGACCATTTGTTGTTTGCCATTTATCTTATCCTACAAAAAGTGAAGGTGGAATATTCTTTAATACATTTTGTGCTGATTCACTTATGCTGCTATCTTTTTCAGCAAGTTTTTCATAAGTGAGTTCATCAAGCACAGTTTTCAATTCATCTCTCAATGCTTGTTGTTCTTCTTTGGCTTGAGATAAAAGTTCTGAACCGTTCATAGATATGCTGTCATTTGGGATTGGAATAGAAGCAAACTTAGATCTAATCAATCCGAGCATTTCTTTTGCTAAGGCAAGAGCAAATCTTCTAATCCATTGCTTACCAATAGCATTAATCTTATCGTATGGTATATTCTCGAATGGAAGAGTGTTCATATTGTTGACACCGGAAGCACCATCTTCTTTTCCTGCTTCTTCAGACCAAGGATCAGTTGCTACTGTAAACTCAACCCAATAACTTGTTGGTCCACCTGAATATGGCTTTGGGAATAATCTAAGTTTATTATCTTTAATCTCATAAGAAAAATGAGATGCTCTTGTGTAGATTGAATCTTCAAAAGCCATTGCTTGTGCTTTGTTTTGCCAAGTTGGGATTAGTTCAAATGTAGAATCATCTGAGTATTGTCCGTAATAAGACAAGTTGCCTACAGTATTCAGACCGCCATAGTATCCATAAAATCTCCACATAGCATTAGGAGTTTTATAATATACTTTTCTAATGGTGACTCTTTTGTCTCCTGTAGCACCGAGTTTTCCATAAAATGGGCTATCTGCATCTGTCAAAGAAGTGTCGCTGATAATGCTTTGTAGATCGTAATCTTGTTTATCTACAACCGCTGTAAACGAAGCAGAATAGATTGGGGTTGTTCCGCCAATCCCTACTTGAGTAGAAACTGCATCGCCAACTCTCATAGCATACTGGAAATCAAACTTTGGATATTTTAAGCCTACCTCTGATCCACTAAGAGTATCTCCGCTAACCAACTCACCATCTGAATCAAATGATCCTGTTCCAGCACCAAGAACACTTCCAAGAACATTCTTGGCTTGATGAACATTAATTAAATAAGAATATTCAAGACACGCCTCTTCATAAGCAGCATAAACTTGATACTCTGTAATCTCAATGTCTAATACATCACCGCCGAGTTTCTTATATACATAAGTTACTTGGTCTGCTGCACCTTCCTTAAAAGCATTAAGTGCTTCTTCTGATTGAGCGTGTTCAATGTATACGCCATAAGGAAGCGGATTGTCTGCGTTATTAACATTAGCAACTGTTCCAGTTACTGGTAGTCTTGAAACGCTGGTATTGCTTGCTGGTGTTAAGGTTGGGTAAGCCATTTATTTAATCTCCTTGACACGACTGTATCATAGTAATTAGTTGCCCTTAGAAGATAAAGCAAAATAGAAACAAAAAAGCCCCGCCAAATGAATGACGAGGCTCTTTGTGTTACTTAAAACCTAATCAGATTATCCGAGAAGATCTTGACAGATAACAAGACCGTACATATCAGGTCTAACCATCTTCTTAGCGTAACGGGTCATAACACCCTTACGAGGTACGAAGTCCTCGACACCGAAAATGGTTGGAGTTACCTGAAGTGGTACATAAGGTGCGTATACATATCCGCTTTCAAGGAACGATCCACCTTTACGTCCAACAAGAACAACGTTTCTTGGGAAGTAAGGATCGACGTATACATCAAACTTCTTGCTCAACGAACCAACGTTAACAGCACCAATAGTTCCACGGTCAGCATCGTGAGTTACGCTTGCTCTGAAGCCAGCAGTGAACTCAAGGATGTTAGCAACTTCTGGGGAAACAACTACGAAGTTTGCTCCACCACGAAGTGTCTTTCTGTGGATTTGTGCCGAAACATCATTGATGGTTTCTGCAAGAGTTTCGTACCATTCGGAAACAGTACCAGTGAAGTCAGCACCAAGCAATGCTTCGTTAGCAGCAGTACTGATTGGAGCACCAGTATCTCTAACTAAGAATTTGCCCGGACGACGGGACCAGTATTGAGTTCCAGCAGTAGCACCTTTGATAAGGTCTTCAAGAATCTCTCTGTCGATCTCAAGAGCGATCTGCTCAGAAAGAATGCTTGTAAGTTCAACTTCTGCATCAAGGTTGTGGTAAGCATTGAGGTCTTGACCCAATTCTGGTGTCCACTTAGCCTTGAGTTTCTTGGTCTGAGCAGTAACAGCAACGGAATCAACTTTGATGTCGATTTCTGGGATTGCTGCTTGGTTTTCAAGTTGCCACTCAGAAGCACCAACAACAGAACCAATAGCGTTGCTTGCGTTGAAGTTGTCATCGATTGGGAAACTCAATGTGAAGTCAGCACCAGTTACACAGTGAAGCAAGTTTGTTCCGTCGATTGGAGTATCAGTTCCGTTACCCAAAACTTGTGAACCAGTTGCTTCAAATACCAACTTAAGTTTGAAAATCGCAAGTTCAGGATCATCACCAACAGAACCAGTAGATACTTCAGTCAAACGACGAACAAGACGACCACCAAGGATACCTTGACCTGCAACTGTAGAATCTTTTGTTCCGATTGCTACCAAGTTTCTCAAGTCCATTTGCGCCAAGTCAGAAGTACCTGTCATTTCAAAGACTGCAACTTGTGAACCAGAGAGGTCTGCGTCAAAACGAACGAGTTTATCA